GTTGGAGACGGAACCTTCTACGTCCTCGAGGGGAACGAAAACGACCAGCTCCGTCGAATGCATCGTGACGGCAAGTACGTGGTCGGGTATATTCGCTTTGCCTGGAACAGGCTTCCAGATCCGAATTCTCCAGCTTCACATCCGACCCAAAAGCTTCGCGTTCTTCGGGAGGGCGTGAAGGGCGAGGATGTTCGCCATCTTCAGGAGTTCCTGCGGAAGCAGTTCCCCGTCTATGCAAGATATTCTCCCGTTCGACGTGGTCGGGCTTTGTTGATTGACGGCGACTTCGGACCACAGACCGATGCATGGGTCAAGGAGTTCCAGCGTAGGACCCATATCGTGGTCGATGGCGAGGTTGGCCCACAGACTCGAGCCCAGTTGAAGAGATTTGGGTTCAGCGAGTAACAAACCGGTTTGTCCGGGTAGACGAGGTAAAGGACCGCACATCCTCTCGTCTCCACGCCGTAGGTGCGGCTTCAGGGGCGTGGCACGTTGTAGAAAAAGGAGGTGACCCGTATGGCGAATAGTATTTTGGACGACGTCAAGAAAGTGCTAGGACTTGACGCTTCGTATACCGTGTATGACATTGACGTCATTATGCACATCAACACGGCGTTCGGAGTTTTGAATCAGCTTGGCATCGGTCCAGATGTGGGATTTTCTATCTCGGACAACACCGCAGTGTGGGATGATTTTACAGCTGGTGACGTTCTTCTTAACATGGTGAAGTCCGCGATCTATCTACGAGTTCGCCTCCTTTTCGATCCTCCGACTACTAGTTATTTGATCGAGTCGATGAGAAAGCAGCTTGAGGAGTTGGAAGTTCGCTTGAACATCAATCGGGAGTACCAACTGCCCGCGGTCTAGGAGGGAGGTTAGATGTCTACGATCAGTACAACCTCATTGCCTAAATTCTCAGAAGTCGACAACACTCTTGAGCACTTTGGTGTCAAGGGGATGCACTGGGGCGTACGGAGATCTCGTTTGCCGTCTTCGTCTGATGCGGCTCGAGTCAACGCGTCCAAGAAGATTGCGAAGAAGAGCGGAACTAACGCGCTCTCCACAAAGGATCTTCAGGAGCTAGTTACTAGAATGAATCTCGAACAGCAGTATTCCAGAATGACGGCTAAGCCAGGCCCTATCAAGCGTGGTCTTAGCTTTACCAATGGCGTTCTCAGTGCAGGAAACACGGTCAACCAAGCGATTCAATTCTCGAATTCTCCTTCGGGGAAGTTTCTTAGGTCGCAGATCGAAGAGAAGATGAAGTCGCGAGCTTCTGGATAGGAGGTGAGGGTTAGCGATGGCTCTGTCTAACACGGCTACACCAGTTTACTACGGACAATTCAGGGAAGCCGTTCTCAGAGGAGACATACCGGTCAATCGAGAAATCTCCATGGAGATGAATCGCATTGATGCGCTGATCGCTAACCCGAACATCTACTATGATCCTCTTGCCGTAGAGGGTTACGTCAAGTATTGCGAGAACGAGCTTACTCTAACCGATGGTAGTGATCTCTACTTGTTACCATCGTTCAAGCTTTGGGCCGAACAACTTTTCGGGTGGTACTACTTCATCAAACGAAGTGTTTACGAACCTAGAAAAGATGGACGTGGTGGCCGACACGTAACAAGAACGATCAAGAAGCGGCTTATAAAGAAACAGTACTTGATCGTCGCTCGAGGTTCAGCCAAATCCATGTATGTGAGCACCATCCAAAGCTACTTTCTTAATGTGGATACGTCGACGACGCATCAGATTACGACGGCGCCAACGATGAAACAGGCGGACGAAGTCATGTCGCCTATTCGTACGGCGATTACTCGAGCTAAAGGTCCACTCTTCAAGTTCCTCACGGAGGGTTCTCTCCAGAACACTACTGGTTCTAGGGCCAACCGAGTGAAGTTAGCTTCGACGAAGAAGGGTGTGGAGAACTTCCTCACCGGTTCTTTGCTCGAAGTTAGACCCATGGCCATCAACAAGCTGCAGGGTCTTCGGCCAAAGATTTCCGGGATCGATGAGTGGTTGTCGGGAGATCTTCGAGAAGATGTCGTTGGCGCTGTTGAACAAGGAGCCTCTAAACACGAAGACTACATCATCATCGCTGTCAGCTCCGAGGGAACGGTTCGGAACGGTAGTGGTGACACAATCAAAATGGAACTTATGGAGATCCTCAAGGGGGATTACTCCGCTCCGCACGTTTCCATTTGGCATTACAAACTAGATGACATCGAGGAGGTAGCCGATCCTTCGATGTGGCTCAAGTGTAATCCGAACCTTGGGCTAACTGTCTCGTATGAGACATACCAGCTAGACGTCGAGAGGGCAGAGAAAGCTCCTGCTTCTCGAAACGACATTCTTGCCAAACGCTTCGGCATCCCTCTCGAGGGCTTCACCTACTTCTTCACCTATGACGAGACGCTTCCTCATAGACCACGAGAGTTCTGGCAGCTGCCGTGTTCGCTTGGAGCTGACCTCTCGCAAGGCGACGATTTCTGCGCTTTTACGTTCCTCTTTCCTCTTAGAGATGGTGCTTTCGGAGTCAAGACGCGTTCATACATTACGTCTTTGACGTTGATGAAGCTTCCTGGGGCCATGCGAGCTAAGTATGAAGAATTCATCGAAGAGGGCAGTCTCCATGTGCTCGACGGAACCATTCTCGACATGATGGAAGTTTACGATGATCTCGACGAATTCATTCGTACGAATAGTTACGATGTTCGTACCTTTGGTTATGACCCGTACAACGCTAAAGAGTTTGTCACGCGTTATGAAGCTGAAAACGGACCTTTTGGGATCGAGAAGGTCATTCAGGGAGCCAAGACAGAGTCAGTTCCACTCGGAGAGTTGAAGAAGCTCAGCGGAGAACGTCTTCTCATATTCGATCAGTTGCTCATGGCCTTTGCAATGGGTAACGCGATTACCATGGAAGATACGAATGGAAACCGGAAGCTCCTCAAGAAAAGAATGGAAGAAAAGATCGATAACGTAGCCGCGTTGTTGGATGCATACGTGGCTTGGAAAGCCAACAAGGAGGCGTTCGAATGAACCAGCAGCGTGTGGAGCAGTTGAAGGTTGTCACTGGCATGACCACGCCAGCCCCCAACACGATGTCGACCGCGGTTGCTCTCTTTGACGAGACCGGTTCTCCGCTGTCTCTCCCCCCTATCAGTTCTGACGTGCTGTTGACTGGCTACACCTCTGGGACCGCGGGCGATGTCGCTGCGACCGACACCGTTGCCGAAGCCATTGCCAAGCTCGAGGCTCGAATCGTGGCTCTTGAGAACCCGTGATCTGACAACACGTTTTGGAGGATCACATGAGGTTTATTTATGGGGAGGTGAAACCCGATCTACATTCTCTTGAACATTTCGGTGTCAAGGGGATGAAGTGGGGTGTTCGTAGAAAATCCGCTAAGTCAGGGTCTTCTGGAAATGCGTCGCCTCAGAAAAAGCGTGGTCTCTCCACGAAACAGAAAGTTGTTCTTGGAACGACCCTCGCCGTTGGTGCTGTTGCTGCGACCGCGATTTTAAGCAAAAGTGGACGGGTTTCTATTAGAAGTGTTCCGTCTATCAAAAGTAGTTCTTCTACGACAATCACTAGATCAACAAAGAAACCTATGTCTGTTGCGGAAGTAAAAGCAAATTCTGAAAAATATTGGAGAAGAAATCCAGAATTGGCTAAAAAATTGAATGTACAGACAGATGCGAAGAGATTCCTTGAAAGTAACGATATCGCGAGTAAATTGGTTTCAACTATGATGGCTGATCTTGCCGAAGCGCATGCGAATCAATCCAGATACATGCAAAAGCAGTATCCCGGTTATAATCCAAGGGGCAATCCGTTCACTCCAGCGTATGAGCTTTCTCGTCTTAGTGGAAGATAGGGCGATCTTAGGGATCTTGCGTTATTTAAACCCGACTAAAACGAAGGAGGATTGCGTGGAATTCATCTATGGAGAGCCAAAGCCAAATCTTGACGAACTTGCTCATCATGGCGTCAAGGGGATGAAGTGGGGGGTGAGAAAGCATAGTTCTGGTCCAGGTCGTGTTGCACGTGCGTCTCGTTTTATCGCTACTGGAAAGACCGATGTGGCGCTTCGACGTCATGAGCAAGCCTTGAGTGGAAAAGGTGTCATCGGCCTGACAGCAAAGCTCGACAAGTGGACGTGGGGTCGGAATGGGAGATTTGAGGGTTATCACAATACAAGAATCTCTCAGTTGAAGAAGTCCAGGGACCGAATTCAGCAGGGCGAACTGGTGACGAGAACTATTCTGTTTGGTCCTCAGTACAGCAAGTGAGACGGAGGACAAATGTCTGAAGAAGATCTCGTGCACTTCGGCGTCAAGGGAATGAAGTGGGGCGTAAGAAAGAGTAAGCCGACATCTTCTACCGAACGACTCAGGCAGCTGAATCGTAAGGCAAATCGGTTGAATGCGGAAACACTACTCGTCGGCGAAAATCAATTAGGCGCTGCTTTTAGGAAACAACACAACAAAGCGATTAGGAAAAATCCTAAGTTTGATTTCAATGCCCTTACACCAAAAC